GGTAAATACATCATTTTCAACTACAGAGTTTAGATTAGGAGTTTAGTATTTCCCTCCTTATTTCAAAAACTAGTACTGCAATTGAAAAATATCCAATCCCTTTACGGAGGTTTTGGTCAGTACGATCTGTCACCGAAAGGAACCTGATTAGCCATTCCGTCTGCTGGAAACAATAAAGACTTTCTCCCCCGGCGATTCGATTAAGTGGTACCTTGAGGTCTGGCCCTCAAAGCTGCTCGACGTGAACAGGGGAGTAATACCGTCCTACGCGTCCGGTGTTTGGTGAAACGGTTCTGAATAAGGACATTACAGTTGCTTTCGTGATTTACCTTTCTTTTATTGCCTTAGTTAGCAATCACATGGCTGGTTTGTGGCGTTCTAACTCCACTCTCGATGTCGAGCGGGGACGAAACCGTACCCAAACTGAAACAGTCCAAACTGTCCCTCGACAGGCACAAGGCATCTTGGAGTTACTCAGTTCCCCGGCAGCGCGGGAGGCGCTTCAGGGTTCAGACTTCGCACGTTGGCGCGGAGTCCCAGTATCCCCTGCTGGTGGCTACTTCGAGCTTGCTCCTCTCAGGAGCGTGAACACTTTCGCGAGAGGCCTCCGTTCAGTTTTTGGAGGTTCTACATCCAGAAGAGAAGCCTATATTCCTCAACATGGGTTTTACCGACTGAACTACGTGTTAGTCGCTGTGGTACCTCATGTGGAGCATTCTGACCCGGGTGAAGTGACGGTGCAATTAGTTGAAAATACTAATCCCACTCGTGCGGTCGATGGTCAGGAGCTAACAGCCCGTCTGGCGGATGGCTCATTTGTATTCGCTGCGGCTCCTACCTATGATATAGTGCTTGAGCAAGCTCCAATACTTGTTGAAGGAGAGTCTGCTGGTGTTGTGCAACGTATGTTCGGCATACGTACGTCAGTGTCGGGGTCACTCACGACCGGGTCTGTGGTATCTGTATACCCAATCTGGTCAGCTGAGTTTCCTATACAAGGTGCTACTTTCAATCATGTAGCCCCTTCCATTGTGCACATTGACAGATTCAACCGTTCTGTGGCCTTTGAGATAGATGTGCTACGTCGGAGATTCTCTCTGATGCGGCCATTACATTTAGCCAGATCGCGTGAATCCTTCCAAGTCGGTAGAATGAGTCTCGATGTCGCGAGACCGAGTGTTGTTAGGCCTCCCCCTGTTGATCCACAGGCGGAGGGTGGTATCCATGTGAATTCCCCTACTTCTGAACAGAGTCAGGGTGAGGATCGTGTTCCCCGAGCCGGGTTGGCTAGCGGTACTAGTGTTGGTGAAGGTGCGAATCATGAATTCCTATCTGGAGCGGTTAAGAGCACCGCTCCGGTGCGTCAAACATAATACCACACTGAGTGTGGCATCGGTGCATATTCTTTCTGATTGACTGTGAAATTCTGAAAAGGAAGGAAGAAATGTCTTCGGCAGCTCAACCGATGTCCCGCCGCGCCCGCAGACGAGCTGCCCGGCGCGCCCTGGGTTCTCAACCAGGAACGTCCGGAGGTATGGTGATCCCCGTATCGTTCGTAGTGAGCGGAGCGACGTCCGCCGACTTTGTGACTTATCATAGTCTTTACAGTCGGTTGGCCGCATATAATGGCGATTTGTGGATCCGACGTGTAGCCGTCCGTGTGACTGGTTCCGTCGCTAAGCGTATGGGTAAATACGCCTTTTTTGAGGGTCTGGCGGTGGACAAATCTCAAATCCTGTCCGCCGCGCATGCGCGTCCTTACGTGTACGGCCTCCCATCTACGCTTAGTCTCCCCGGAGGGAGAAGGCAGGTGAAAGACTTTCAATCTATTAACCTGTTTTTCCTTCTAGATGGTACTGCCCACGCCGGTGAGTTTGCCGCCGGCACGTTCTATTTCGAGTTCGAGGGATCCCCTAATGTGGATTTTCCTCGCGATTCCGAGGGTAGTAATCAGGCGGTAGAGAAGTTTTACCTAGAGCATATCAATGCTTAGCCGCCGGGAGGGCCAACTCACTGAAAGTTGACGGTCAGTGCGTTACTTGAGAGTTCGTCTTGCTCTTTCCCTGAAAAAGGGACTGCTCGTATGAGCCGGTGATTCCGTTATCATTCTTGCTGCGTATAACGTACGCTTAATTGTGTCAATGGTGTACTCGGTTCACGAGTTTCCAGACAAAGCATTGAAGGTGGCTCGCCTAGAGCGGATTGTTTCAGTAGTCCATAAATCTGAATGGGGTGAAGCAGCTATGCTGTGACAAGTTGAGTGGTACTTTAACCACGAGTCGTCGTTGAGACGCCTGTTCCCTTACAAGGGAACTGAGAGGGTTTTTCCGGTACTTTACCCGGAATTCGAATTGAGTTGTCTTTGACAAAGCTCAAACTCCTCGCTAGATACTCTAACGAGTGTCTTGAGGACTCTCTATGGAGAGTCAGTAAAGACC